CAGACATGGTGGTTGGCTGGTGGTGTTGCTGTTCACGAAGCAACCGAAGCCTATGACCGTCAACTATGGGAACTTGAGGGACGATAATGGAACAACAAGAACTAATCCCTACACAGGCTACGCCTGAAGAGTTGTGGTCTACCTACTGGGAAGCCAATTTAACCCGTCAGCGTGGCGTACAGGGGCAGGAAGACACATCCACGTGGCGTGCTGGTGGTCGTGCAACCATAGCCAATCCCAATAAGGAAGACGGGGACTGGTGGCAAGCAAACGGTTTAAACATGGTGAACAACTGGGTTAACTTCCGCAATGCGGAACACAACCTAGAACTATGGGTCACACCTCAGGGTGTACCTGCCATTGAACTTGTATTCAACATGAACCTAGATGGTGTCATGGTTAAGGGTGCACTTGACCGCATGATGGTGCTACCTAACGGTGACCTTGTGGTGCTAGACATTAAGTCTGGTGCACGTATGCCTTCATCAGACTTCCAGTTGGGTATCTATGCGGTAGCCATGGAGGAAGTATTCGGTGTCCGTCCCAAGTATGGGCTATACTGGGATGCACGTAAGGGCGCAACATCAGAGTTAATCAACCTAGATAAGTGGACACGTGAAACGGTGTCAGAGATTGTAGGAATGTTTGACAAGGCTCGGAGGGCTGGTATCTTTATACCTAACTTTGACCACTGCAAGATGTGTAATTTTAGTAACGATTGTAAGTATCAGAATGGAGATAAGTAATGGAAAAGAACTACGTTGTAAACGTAAAGACAAGCAAGGGCACAATCATCACAGCACGTGGTGACAGTGCCGAAGAGTTAATCGCTAACGTCAATGACTTGGTAGCACAGGGTGGACCTGATGCAATCAGCACACTGGAAGAAGCATTCACTGGTGTATCATCACCACGTGTACTAGCAACGGACCCCGTTGCTATGGTTCAGGCATCCCTAGGTGGGGAAGTTGTTGCAGAAGTACCAGCGTTTGCACCTAAGGCACCACCAGTAGGAGTATCTGCACCAGCAGGTAGCGATAAGATGTGCATTCACGGTGCAATGGTTAAGCGAACAGGCAACGGTGCTAAGGGAGAATGGCGAGCATTTTTCTGCCCAACACCTAAGGGCACTGCAGACCAGTGCTCACCAACGTTTGCTAACCGCAACACACCAGAGTGGAACAGTTTCTAGCATCGGGTGCTAGGAAACCATAACTAAATATAGGTCTGTATTGCTGGAGGGGAAGCCAGTCAATACGGATAGGGGTGTAGGTCAGAAAGCCTACTCATCGTGCAAGTCGGTGCATCCCACGCTTAACAAGGAGGAAAAATGAAAACATTAAGCCGTTCGGTAGGACGTTCAGACATTGGTGGCGAGCCAATGCCAGCAGTATTTCGTACGTTTGAACAGAATAAGATTATCTTTAGACGTTCAGAGGTATCGTTAATTGCTGGCACACCTGGTGCAGGTAAGTCAACGCTTGCCCTAGCACTAGCCTTGCGTATGCAAGCACCAACACTGTACGTATCAGCAGATACCAATGCTCACACCATGGCAATGCGTTTGTATTCCATGATTGAGGGTGTGTCACAGACAGATGCAGAGAAGATTATCTCCGAGCAACCTGACTTGGCTAAGGAAAAGTTAGCACAAGCACGACACATTTACTGGTCATTTGATTCATCACCTAGTCTAAGCGACTTGGATGATGAGGTTACTGCCCTTGAAGAAATGCTTGGCGAAAGTCCTGCGTTAATAGTTGTTGACAACCTAATGGATATTAACATGGACGGTGGCGAGGAGTTCGGTGCTATGCGTAGTGCGCTCAAGGAACTCAAGTATCTTGCAAGAGATACCAACGCTGCCGTTGTAGTGCTACACCACACCAAGGAAGGCTACTCAGGCACACCATGCCAACCACGTAGCGCAGTACAGGGTATGGTTAACCAGTTACCTGCACTAATCCTTACAGTTGGACAGCAAGACGGAATGCTTGGTGTTGCCAGTGTCAAGAACCGTTATGGTAAGGCTGACCCTTCGGGTAATAGCCCAGTGTGGTTGCAGTTCTTGCCAGAATATATGTTCATTGCAGACTTAGAGGATGCTCGGTGACATTTGATTACGTAGCATCTATGACTGAGGGTCACAAGTATGGTGACATAGTTGCAGAACGCTTACGTTTAAACGGTGTACGTTGCACCGTACCTGACTTGTACATAGTGCAGTCACGTGAAGAGATACCAGAGATGACAGCCACCGAGAAGGACATCATCCTTGATGATTCAGGTGAGTGCCTTGAGGTTAAGTCACGCAACATAGAGTTCACTGAACTAAAGGATTTCCCTTGGGGCAACATCATAGTTGATACTGTGTCAGGGTATGAGGCTAAGTTGCAGAAGCCATACGCATACGTCATGGTATCTACCAAGACTAAGGGTATGTTTGGACTACTCACATCCACTAAGGACAAGTGGGTAAGCAAGCAACTGCACGACAAATACCGTGGACACAATGATAACTTCTATGTTGTTGACATAGAACATTGCATACCATGGGAAGAACTTATAGTGTTCATAAAGAACTTGGAGGACGAGCAATGGTGGAATGGTTAGTCATACTAGGGCTAGTTGGTATCCTCGCACTACTTATGTACATGGACAGAGATGATTACTAGATGGACAGCAGACACATATCTCGTGTGTTCTATGACGGGGAACAGTACGTATCCTTCTATGAAATCATCAAGGCTATCCGTGACATCAGCGAAGACTTCTGTGAGCAGGACTTACATGAAGCGTGCAGTGCGCTAGAGTGGGTGGCAGAACAGTTACAGTTCTCAATGATAGCGGATGGGATAAGACATGAATAAGAGCAAGATTAAAGGTACATCTGCCGAGACTGCTGTGGTTAATTGGCTTGTAAGTCAGGGACGTAAGCACGTTGAGAGACGTGCACTCAACGGTGTCAATGACCGTGGTGATATCGCTGGTCTACCTGCCGTTGTCATTGAGGTCAAGAATCACAAAGAGATGAAGTTATCTGCATGGCTCAAGGAACTTGAGGTGGAGATGGCTAATGACAAGGCTGAGACTGGCGTTGTCATACACAAGAAGACAGGAACACTAGACGTTGGCAAGTGGTACGCTACTATGCCAGTGTCTGAGTGGTTTAAACTACTAGAAGAAGCAGGGTACTAATGGAAAAGCACAGCATACAACCTGTGCTTGAACACTACGGTGCAACGAACATACGTGAAACATGGGGCTGGCAAAAGATTAAGTGTGTAGTTCACGAGGATTCAACCGCATCTGCTAGTGTCAACGTAACAGAGAACGTGTTCGCATGTCATGCTTGCGGAGTCAAGGGTGACACCTATAAAATAATTATGGAGAAAGAAGGAGTGGGATTCCGTGAGGCTATCACAATCGCAGAAGCAATCACTGGCGAAAGCCGTGGCAACATACAAGGCAAACATTCATCTAGCCGAAGGGTATCTAGCCAAGAGGGGATTATCTCTAGAAGACGGGGCTACAGCCCACCTCGGAGTAGTCGCAGAACCTCTACCTAGTCACGAGGCATACGTTGGTCGCTTGGTTATTCCGTACATCACACCAACAGGTGTGGTTGACATTAGGTTCCGTAGCATGGACAACAGCGAACCCAAATACATGGGTTTACCAGGGACTTCTACCCGTTTATACAACGTAACAGCACTACAATCAGCAGGAGATTACATTGCAGTATGTGAGGGTGAGATTGATGCGATTACTTTGCATTACAAGTGTGGCATCCCTGCTGTGGGTGTACCTGGTGCGAACTCGTGGAAGAAACATTACTCACGCATCCTCCAAGACTTTGAAACGGTTTATGTTTTTGCGGACGGTGACCAACCAGGGTCAGACTTCGCAAAGAACCTCGCCAAAGAACTTTCATCAGTAGTTACACTGCAGATGCCAGAGGGTGAAGACGTTAATTCAATGTACCTATCACAAGGGTATGACTATTTAAGGAGCAAGGTATCAGCATGAGCCATATGAAGGATGAGTGGGATGACTACGTTCAGTCAGGAAGAGATAACGTTTCTGATTGGGAGGCTTTCGGAGATGGGCTTAAAGATTTCCAGAGTTGGCTTAACAGAGTCAAGGGAGACCTTAACATTGGAGATAACAAGGATGCCTTTGAGATAGAGGATGACTGCATATGCGAAGCGTGTGTTACCTTTACCGCATGGGAAGACCTATACCCTGAGGACTTTGAGTTAGATTCCCTTGATGTGTATGAAGAACTATGGGATATCCTAATCAAGAAGCAAAGCGACTATGGTCCTAACAACATACGCAATGCGCCAGGTGGACCGCTCAATGGGCTACAGGTACGACTGTACGACAAGATGTCACGGCTGATTAACCTTATAGAATCAGGGGTTAAGCCAGAGAATGAGTCCCTTAGGGACACGTTCGTGGACATCGCCAACTATGGGGTTATTGGTGTTATGATTTTAGATAACACGTTCCCTGAGGCGAAGGACTACAATGAAAGTTAAAGTAATTGTAAGTGACCTGCAAGTTCCATACCATGACAAGCGTGCTGTTGCTAACGTAGCCAAGTTCATTAAGGCGTTTAAACCTGATGACGTGGTATCTGTTGGTGACGAGATGGACATGCAGACTATCAGTCGCTGGTCTATGGGTACACCAATGGAGTACGAACGTAGCATTGGTCGTGACCGTGACGCAACTGTTCAGGTACTAGAAGACTTACAGGTTACACACATGACACGTAGTAATCACACTGACCGTTTATACAACACAATTATGAAGCGAGCACCTGGTCTACTTGGTGCCCCTGAGTTTGAATTAGAGAACTTCCTTCGGCTAAAAGATTTAGGCATTACTTACCACAAGAAACCGTGGGAAGTTGCACCTAAGTGGCTGCTCTTACATGGCGATGAAGGTTCTGTGAATCAAACTGGTGGGCAGACAGCCCTTGGTTTGGCTAAGAAGACTGGCATGTCCGTGGTATGTGGTCATACACATAGAGCAGGGCTATTGCACTACACCGAATCCGTATCAGGTGTATCCACCCGTACCATCTGGGGACTAGAGGTAGGTAACCTAATGGACCAGAAGAAAGCATCATACCTAAAGGGTGGCATCGCCAACTGGCAACAGGCTATCGGTGTGCTATACATTGATGGTCAAAAGGTTACACCTAAACTTATTCCTATCCACAAGGACGGAACGTTCGTTGTTGATGGAAAGGTTTGGGGTAAATAGTGTGTAACCAAGTAGAGGATGCTAGTCGCATCCAAAGATTACAAGAACAGCAAGTCAACGACTACTACGACATGGTGCAACAGATTGCCAGTGAGTACCGTAACAAGTACCAGATGGTGGAACGTGCAGACATTGAACAAGAACTATGGTTATGGTTTGCTGAGCACCCTAACAACATTGCTAGGTGGAAGTTGGAGCAGGACGAGAAGTCCTGTGACAAGTTGATTGCTAAGTCCCTACGTAACGCTGCTCTTGATTACTGTGTCAAGGAGAAGGCAGTAGCCGAGGGCTACAACGCAACAGATAACTTCTGGTACAGCAAAGACTTTGTTAAGATGCTTATTCCTGGTGTCCTTACGGACAACTGGGAGAAACTAGAAACAGCAATGACTAACATGGGTCGTAGCACCAAGGCTCCATCAGAGTCTGGTGACTGGATGGCTTATGGTGCAGACATTCGTGATGCCTTTGGTAAACTAGATGAGGTTGAACAGAACCTTGTGTTCTTGTTCTATGCTCAGGATGTAGACTCAACACAGTTACATGAGGATACAAACAGTGAACGACCAACTGCTAAGGCTACGGCTATGGCTGCCAATCGTGCATTGAATAAAATAGTAAGAAACCTTGGTGGTTTCCCACCATACAGGGATGATGATAACGAGGAGGTAATAAATGAAGAGCAAGATGTTTTGGATGTGGTTGAACTTCGGGATGAACCGCAAGTGGGTTAGTGCACCTACGTGCAGTACCCACGAGTGGTTAAATATGACAGAAGAAGAACTAGAAGAGTTTGACGAGGGTGGAGACCCTTGCGTTGTGGCAATAAGGGTGTGGTAGTAATGATATGCAAGAACTGTCGTGATGCAGGAGATGCAAGCAAGATAGACATGGCTCAGGTATCTGCCATGCTCCATGCTAAGTGCAACTACATAGGTTGCTACTGTCAGCACAAAATTTAGCACTAAATTTAGACACAAAAAATAACCCCCAAGGTAGCGTTTAAACTACCAAGGGGGAAATTTTTATGTATAACTTATACTTTCTTAGCCTTAATCTGGCGACCATCAAGTACTATAGGTGCAGTACCATTATGCCATACCCAAAAACCAATAGGCATCTTAGGATTACAACTAATGGTATGAGTCCAATGCGAATGGTAAGTTTCTCCAGCCCAACCTGATGTGTTCTTGTCATCGTGACCAGTCTCATCTAGTTTATCTGTTCCTGGATAACGGCATAACCGACCACGTAGTACATCTCCAGCACCCTTTGGGTACTCAACACGTAGAACTACAGTCCACTGCCATGTACCATTTTCAGGAACTACGAACTTGTCTTTGTTTTGAAACTTTACGTAAGTCCAAGTCTTAGGCTTAATGGTTTGCTTTGCTTTACCTGAATCATCTTTGAATAAAATGTCACTCATGATGCGATAACCTTTGCAGGGTCTAAGCCACCGCCACGCTTCCAGCCTGGTCCTGCCTGTAGTTCCATATGAAGATGGGGACCTGTGACATTGCCTTCTTTCCCAACCTTACCGATGAAATCTCCAGCCTTAAGCATTTGTCCAACCTTGACCTTAAATGAGGATAGGTGAGCAAAGAGAAGGTGTCCACCTTCAACCTTCATCAATACCGAATGCTTTCCAAAAGCAGCACCCCATACCTGACCTACCTTTACAACCTTGCCATCGCATGGAGCAACAACGATTGCACCTACTGGTGCTGCGTAGTCCACTCCTTCGTGGCGTCCAGAGGACCACATACGTCCCTTGACACCGAAGGGTGTCGTGACCTTATACTTTTTATCTTGCATTGGTGAAGCCATTAGTCTTCATCCTCTTCTCTTAGGGGTATTGTTACTAACCATACAAGGAAACCAGATACTATAAGTATTCCTGTTACCTTCTTGGCACTGCCGTCTAACGTGAAGTAAGCAATGCTGAGACCGACTAGGGTGTATGTCTCTGCTGTGATTTCTTTCAAGTATTTCTTTAGCCTGTTAAACAACTACTTAAGTCTCCTGACTTGGGCTAACTGACCTACGATAACGGCAGCAACCACAACACCCTGAGATTCTTCTCTTTGTTCAGGTGTCATGTCACTACCAATAGCCATGATTGCCTCAGCAGCCTTTGCAACCTGTACGGCACCAGGTACGTTTTCTAGGTAAGAGGGTAGTTCTATACTAATCTCTGCTAAAAACTCGTCTACGGGGCTTACAGGGGCAGGAACAGCCATTGTAGGCTGTGGTTCTGGGGTTATTTCTGGGGCTAATTCTATCGTAGGACTAGGGGAAGGGGTAGGCTCAACTTGTACAGATTCTTGTACAACTTCTGGAGTTGGCTCTACTGGTACTGGTACGACACTCTCCTGGGAAGGGGATGGTGTAGGCTCAGCGACAGGGGTAACGTCTGGCGTTACTATAGGGGTGGGACTTGGTTCCATTGTAGGTTCAACTGTTGGAGTTGGACTAGGTTCTACTGTAGGTTCTGGAGAAGGTGATTCAGTTTGAGTAGGTTCAGGTATTGGCGTTGGCTCTGGGTCCAGAGTTGGTTCAACACTTGCAGTAGGTTCAGGCTCTGGAGTCTGTGTTACTACTGGCGTTGGTTCAACGCTTACGACTGGTTCAGGGCTAGGCGTAGGTAACGGGACTACACCATTGTACCAACGTAGTGGAGAATCTAAAGGTAGGTTATCTCTTACATAGAAATTGTAAGGTTGTGCAAATCCACCTTCACAGTAGAGGCGAGGTATCTCGCCCTTACCATCAAAGAAACTATTACTGTTATCCCAGCCAATAGAAAATGTTTGTTCTGTTCCGTCACCTTTAGCACATGTAACCTCAGCAAGAGCCTGTTCAGCAAACGCATTGGTTGGTGTAAACACCATGAACGAACCTACAATAAAAGAAACAATCCCTAAGCGGAGTTTCCTTTTCAATTATTACTTAGACTTCTTCTCGTTTGCCTTAGCGAACGCATCGTCAATTTCTTTTTGGTCAAGTTTGCCATCAGTTAGGAACCCACGTGCTAGAGATTCAGATACAACTGCAACACCCATGATTGCTGCTAGGGCAGCAGACTTCCAAGTGTCAATGCCTAGTATTGCACCAGCACCAAGGGTACCCATGACGGATGCAATGACTACAGCCACCATGCGACCAGAGATATCTTTAACTTGCTTTTTGCTCATTTATAGTTTCCTAACTGTTACTAGCAATAGACCACCAAAGCCATTGCTGTCTTTATCTGGGGAAGATTCGTTAGTGAAACGAACCTCTTCAATTACACCTTGGAATGATTCCTCTGTGCGGTAATCTTTTATCGTTACAAAGTCACCAGTAATTTCAAGTTCCTCTAAAGTTTGAACAACATCATAGGCTCTACCCTTGTAGCCGAACTGTGAGTTGTACTTATCCATTTCAATGTCAAAGCATGACAGTGGGTACTGGTACATTCTCTGACGAGGTACACCAGGAATAGACTTCAACTGATATGACTGTAAGATTGGGTAGTCTGTTATGGGTGAGCCATTGTTAAGTGTGTACTTAATAGAGATAAACTCTTGACCACCAACAGGTTGTGATAGTCCAACATTCTGACCTAAAGATATGGCATCTAATGTGATGATGTCGTACTCATTGCCAGCATAGTCAATAGTTTGAACTGCAATGCTGTCACCAGTTGATGCTAAGCCACGAGTTTGTAAGTACTTAAAGAACTTAGGCTCAACAGTGGAGTAACGGATTCTTCCTGTCTGTAACCAGCCAGAGGTACGGTAATCAGTGGTGTGTTCTACTTGCAACTCACCTTTTGTGATGTCGCTTTCTTCTTGAATCACCATTACTAAACGGTTATTTATATCGTACACTTCAGTGCAATCAGAACTGTCACCATCTAAAGATGATTCATACTCAAGGTCATAGGCGTATGCAAATGTTCCATCATTAAACTGTTGCGACAAGTCAATGCGAATTAAAATACCGTTGGTATCCGCACCATCAAGAACTTTAGTTGCAGCATAAAGGTATGTGCCACGTTCAGCAAAACCATTTACTGGGTAACTTGTCTCAACAAGTAGTGGACCAAGAACTGGATTACCATTACCGTCTACTGGACAAACACGTACACCCTTTGTGGTTCCAATAACTAGGAACCCAAGGTAGTAATGTATAGCCTTAACAAGTTCACCATCTGGCAACGAGATGACCATGGTTGCACCTGCTAGGTTAATGGCGCTCGTTGCTGGTGATTCATTTGGGTCAATGGTTGCTGACCAAATTTCACCATTGTTGCCACCGTTACCAGCAAAGAACAATGGACCAGGCGAACCAGCGGCATCAACCCAGTTCCAACTGGTATTGATATGGTTCATTGAGTTGGTAAACGTATCAACCGCACCAGTGGTATGTGTGTGAGTTGTTATAGTAGTGGGAAGTAAACCAAAAGTTCTACCCGTTCCAACAAAGACATTACCCTTTGCATACTTGACTAAAATATTAGCGTTACTGGTTGTGCTATGCTTAAAGAAAACATCATCAGATGCTAGGGTTCCAATGGTACCCTTGTGGATACAACGTGAACATGCAGCATAGTAAGTGTTACCATCAGTTGTTACTGAGTAAAATGGAAAGTCAGTTCCACTATGACCGTCTGGATATGAACCAGCAGGTACTACATAGTTTGCTGTGGTTGCACTACTGTTGCCACTAAGAGTAACCTTCCTCAAGATTCCTTTAGCATCACCAGATATAAGAACATCATTAGTTCCATCATTACCAGTAGCAGCGTTTATATTTCCTGCACCTGATTCACTGGAGTAAGCATGAAATACCTTTTTGTGTAAACGTAGTTCACCAACAGTCCACACATCAATACCACGAGAGTCATAGAACCTATGGCTTACATGTTCGTAGTCAGAACCTGGTTCGTAGAACTCAATACCAGCACCGTTGTGCCAAGAGGTTTGTGAACGCACCCACCAACCAGTAAGCGATTGCTCACCTGGTTCGGCACTGTTGTCAAACTGGTCCTTCTTGTACTGAGCAGTCTCACGGCGGTAAGGGTTTTGGTTATCAACCTTTAAGATGAATGGCACGTTGTCAAAGGAAACATCATAAGCAACATCTGTTAGGTCAAAGTTTGTTCCACTAGACGTGTAACTTAAATCAACTACCGCATCAATGTTTGGGGTAACAGAAGATGCAGTAAATGCAATAACATTAGTTGAAGTGTTAGTACCAGTAGCAGAGTTAGTCACAGTGAACTGTGTGGCACTAGCGGTGACTACAGTTGCATCAGTTACATTGTATCCAGATATGTCTGAACCAGTAACATCAATAACATCTCCAGCACTAAAAGTATTTGCTGCAGTGTAGGTTATAGTTGTTCCATTACCAGATACTGCTGTTACTGGTGCCGTTTTGTAGGTATAACTGCTAGATGATTCCGTAATGTCATTATTAACTGTCATTAAATTCCATACTTCCATTCAGTGCCATTCCAGACACGTGCTTTACCATCAAACGTTGTCCAGTTAGTACCGTTCCAAACTTGTGGCATTCCAGTTAATGTAGTCCAGTTAGTACCGTTCCAAACACGCACAAATCCACCAGTAGTGGTAGTTGATACAGATGCAGTAGACCCAGTTCCAATAGAGTTAACGGCAGCAACTGTGTATGAGTATGCAGTAACAGGAGACAATCCAGTATCTGTAAATGAAGTTCCACTTCCAGTAAAACCAAGTGTTGTTGCACCACGTTTAACCACATAGTCAGTAGCCTCATCAAGACCAATGCCACCAGTATCACTTGGAGCATTCCAATCAAGAAAGACGCTTGATGTAGAAGGAGTTGCAGTAAAGGAAGTGGGAACACCTGGAACAGTGGCAAGCGTAGTTGCAGTTCTTACAACGCTCCAAGCACCATCCCCATCAGAATTAACTGCTCTAACTCTAAACCAAAATTGTTCGTATTTTGGAAGTCCAGTGTAACTATAACTTCTAGTGCTACCATCAAAAATCTCAGAAAATCCTGTTGTAGAACTTGTTGAAGAAGCCTGTAATTCATAACGTACAATGGGAGGAAATGCAGATGGTTCACTCCATGATAAATCAATTCGTGAAGAACTTATAACAGTTGCGGATAATGTTGGAGCACTAGGTACTGCCATAATAACTCCTAGTAATCAATCCAGATATCACCAATAACAAAAGTTCCACTAGGTGTTGAAGATTGAACATATATAGTTCTACCTGCACTAGCACTTCCAAACCTTGCTAATTTAGATGTATCAGTAATACCATGAATACTTGTTGTATCTGCTTCGTGTGTTGAAAGTGCTGATGCAGTTGCAAAGTCAGCATCCGATAATGCGGTGTTAAACTGAGCAATAGTTCCAGTAAGAGTATTAGTAGTTAATCCAATAGTCTTGTTGGTTAGTGTCTGTGTATCTGATGTACCAACAACTGAACCAGTTAGACCATGAACTGCTGATGATGCAGCAATGTGGTCTTGTGGTTCCTGTAGGTCACGAGCGGTAATCATGTGTTTAACTACAGCACCAGCATCATGTGTCTGTGCCGATGTACCATCTTGAGCACGAGTAATTGTTAGTACACTACCACCAGCATTAGCGGTAACCGTTACAATTTCTTCACTTGCAGTATCTGGGTCAACAACCAATGTGTATGGGTATGTAGATGGTAGTGTTGTTACACTGTTAAGTGTCATACTTGTGACACTGTTGTTAATTCCTGTGCTAAGAGTCTTAGCCTCAACGGTTGAACGATATTGACGGGCTGCCATGATTTACCTATCGGGTGAAGTGGATACGGATTGGGTTACGGTCTTGTAGTTTGCGTGTCTCTTCAGCAAGACGCTTATCAAACAGGGCAAGAAGATATTTAGATGCGTTAGTACCAGCACCATAAGCACGACCAGCAATCTGTGACTGTTGGTCTGACTCAGCAGAACCAAAGGTCAAACGTCCTGGGTCAATGAATGATGCTAGACGAGCGGATGCTCCAAGGACAATGACATCTTTACAAGATGCAGGTAAACCTGTAACTGTTTCAAAGTCATCTTCATTGGTGTCCATTACGGCAGGAGCAGAGGTATAGAATACTTGGACAGTGCGACCAGACTCAACACCAGATAGCAGAGTAATGCTATTGCGACTATTGAAAGCATCAACATTAGCCATAGGGTCAATCCGATAACCACGAACAGGAAGCCATTCTTTAGAAGGACCAGTAGTTTCATAAGCAACCGCCAATACTGTTTCTACTTCTTCAGGCAACGCATAGGTTGACTTAGATGGAGAGAACGAGAAGGTGTGTGTACCTGTGGTGTATAGGTCAGGGAATACTGCTTCAATGGTTTCATTGATTGCACCCTTGACATCCACAGATGGGAATGTAGGAGAGATAATTACACGTGCACCACTCTGGTGCGTTGATGCTTGTGTACCATTGTAGCCACGACCATATGGTGGGATGTTAAGAGTACCAGAGGTACGGTCATAGGAGTCTACATAGATTAGTTCATCATCAATTTGAATGATACCAGTTGAGATGTTCTGTGCGGATGCAACACTAATTGTTGTTGCCGTGGCATTTGCTGCAGCAGTGAGATGTGTCTGACGGTCTTGACGTAGCGTAAACCCTGCTAGTTTACGTACAACCTCATCAGTCATTGAACCGAATGTTGCCATTACCATTTAACCTTGTCTGCCCAGTATGCTGCGCTCATCTTGCCTTTAGCGATATTTTTGGCGTGACGGGCTTTAAACGAAGCCTGTCTTGCGGTAGGTTGTCTATCACCCGTCACACCTTGTTGACCAAAGCGAATGGTCTTAACCTGTGTACCTTCTTTAGCCACAACAACGTGTGACTTTGTTGGGTGTCCAGGTGTACGCTTCGGCTTGTTGTAGCCAGAAACACCTGCACGTGTTAGTCGTGGGTCCTTCTTTGCTACCATGATTAACCTGGAGTTCCCTTTTTGTACTGTCCAGTTGTTGGCTTCTTTGCTGTCTTAGCAGCCTTCAACTTAGCAGCCTTATCAGCAGCAGCCTTAGCCTTTGCTCTAGCGGCTGCGTTAGCCTTAGCGGTAGCACTAGCCTTCTTACCTGCAGCAAGTTGTGCAGTAGTTGGCTTAGGATTTCCAGAAGATGCCTTCATAGCCTTTGGATTAACACCAGTTGGTACCCAACCTGGTATATCTCTGGTACCAAGTTTTGGCTGTCCAGCGCCTCGCCCAGTTCGGCGTGTTACAGTTCCACCATAACTATTTTTTTTACGGTCTGCTCTAACGTCAAACAAACTTCCATTAGGGCTTACGTAACCCTCTTGCCTGTATCCGCCAACTGGCTTCATGTAATCTTTTGATGGATTAGCCTTTGGCTTTGCGCTAGTCTTAGTCTTTGCTACTGGCTTCTTCATTGATGCTCGTGCCATAATTAATACATCACTTTCGTTACACGCTTTTGGCGTTTCTTCGGCTTAGGTGTTTTTGTTGTTACTGGTTTAGGAAGTTTTGTTGTTTTTGCCATTGGATTAGAAGCCCCTGATGACTTTGGTCCAACTGGTGGTTTAGGTGGTCGTCTCATGTTACTTACCCTTCTTAGTTGACTTAGGCATAGCAGGAACTGCTGGTACCTTTGGCATGTTGTAGTTTACTTCTTGGGGGGTGAAGGACGAGCCTTCAACCTTTGGCATTTCATGTTGGTAGTTGATGTGGTTACATCCGCAGTTAGCACACATTAGTATGTACCTCCGCCTAAAACTTTTGCGCTGTTCTTCTTTTTCATAGCATCATTAAATCCTTTTTCGTATGCCAAGCGTTCTTTCGTAATTTTCATGTCACGAAGGTTTCTTGGGGACTTAGGGTTTGCTGCCTTATCTGACTTCCTTGTAGAAGTTAATGCCTTAGCATTTACCTTAGGTGTTTTCTTACCCATCTTTGGTTTAGAGGGCTGAGCCATATGCGTGTCCTGTCTTGTCTGATACGTCAAGAGCCTTACGAATCTTGTCGGTAGTTGTACCTTCTGGTTGTATTCCTTGCTTGCGAGCCGAACGATATAGGTCTAGTTCCTTGTCCCACTTCTTCTGAGACATGTCCCTACCACCGTTAGCATCTCCAGTGTTTAACTGAAGTGTTCCTATCTTGCAAGCAAAACAACCTGCCACATAGGAAGTATGTGAATGTTCAACTACTATGTTTTCATTGCTTGGTGCTTCGGTAAAGGTCTCTGAGCAATCCGTGCAACCATAAGAGCCTGGTTTGTAGTTAAAGTTCTCGTCAAGTTTCCAAGTAAGAATCTTTGCGGTATGACTATGTGTCATTGTTTATCCTTGAATTGTTTAGCCGTCTGCGTTACAATGAACTCATAGTTTTTAACTAGACGTTCATCATCAGGATTAAGTTCAACTGCTTTACGTGCATACTTCTTAGCAGAACCTTTTTTATCTAGGTTCCAGCATGCAACAGCGAGCAAGTCGTACATTCTCCATGGCATTGATTGGTCAGCCACATAATGGTTATGGGACTCAAGGGAAAGTTCAGTTACTTTAATTGCTGCTTGGTAGCAGTGGTTCCACATCTTACGTTCGTAATAGTAGAAAGCCAAAGGCATCCAAGCCTCTAAGTCGTTAGGTGCTTCTTCAACATTACGTTGATACCAGTGAAGACCTTCACGGTCATTACCTAACTTGCAATAGGCTTCGCCTATACCTCGCCAAGTCTGAGCACGTTCAACATTCCAACCAGGAATATCTTCCAACTTCTTGCCAACGTCAATCAGTTCTCGCCACAAACCTTTAAAGTAATACTCACGGGCTAGGTAGACAATCATACGGTGGTCAGTTGGGTCTTCGTTGTGTCCCAGTTCTAGCAGTGTTAGATAACTACTACGTGGTTTGTCGTTGTCTGGTTTATGGGTAACCAAGGTCTCAACGACTATCAAGTTATCTGGACCATCAGGTTGGATAACCTCGTGGCAAGGATAACGCCACCTGTATCCATGTCTAGCATGGACACGGTTGTTGTTAGCCCAGATATTGCCCGTGTCCCACATGACCCAAGCCCTACCAGTATCAGGCTGCCAAGCCTGTCGTATCTTGTCAAAGAAGTCAGGGTCAGGAACCTCGTCCATGTCCAAGGAGACACACACGTCCACGTCAGCAGGTATAAGGTCCAGTGCCATGTTCCTAGCCACATCAAACCTAAAGTCGCTTAGCGTGGCTCTGTGGGCTTCTACGGGGTACTTCTGGAGTAGGTCATAGGTGCTATCTTCTGACCCAGTATCTAGGACAATTCGGACATCAGCACCCTTGGTTGCCTCTACCCATTGTTTAACGTGCTTAGCCTCATTCTTGGCTATAGCATAGACTGCAATCTTAACCATGCTATAATCCTAGCACACTAGCCTATGGGCGTAGTGAGGACTTATTAATTGCTACACCCTTGCAGCAGTCTGCGTATGATTCACAGTCCTGTGTTGGACATCCTGTGCGGCAAGCCATTACTCAGTAACCTCAACTAAGTCTTCAATAAGAGTTCCACATGGACCACAATAGCAAGTGTAAATAGCATTACCATTCTCGTCTGGAATAATAATTTGCTCTTCGGTTTCTGGGTCAATGTAAGAGTATGGGTCTAGTGTCTGGGGAAGTGAGACATTTTCTGCAATACATCCCGAAGTTTTGCAAGTAACAATGTAATTTTTAATCATAAATTTTCCTAAATACTAACTGCAACAGCATTAACCGCAGTTGATGTTGTGTTTTCTCTGACAATCCAAACGGTACACCCAGTTGTGGTGGCACTTGAAAACTGCGTATTTTTAGTCGTATTGGCAGTTGAGTTTGCAGTCACAGATATATAAGGTGTAGATGGCATAGTTACTCCCCACGATATATTTCCAGAAGTTGCTGCGTTTGCAACTGGAGTAATTTGTGCAGTTCCTCCTCTTACAAATGTTGCATTGTCTGCGGTAATTTGTCCTGTTACTCGCATGTTATTTTCAAAAATCCACTGACTTGTACTGCTATTGTAATAAAGTTGATTGCTAGTTTGTGCAACTCCACTAACCATTGGTGTTATTAAAATAACGTTAGTAACAGTATCTGATACTTGAAAGTACACTCCATTACCAGAAGGTGTTGCAATTTCTACTAGTCCTACATTTGCTGGAGTAATAGTTACATTTCCAGTTAATGTTGGTGCTGCTGAAAATACTAACGAACCACTTCCAGTTTCATTAGAAATAACTGAAGCCAGTTCTGCTGAAGTCGTAGATGCAAACTGAGATAACTTACCTGCAGTGGTAGCAAGACCAGTTACAGTTCCAGTAGAACCATTGACAGAGTTGACACCAGTAATAGCACCAGTAACACCATTAAAGGAAGCAACGTAATTTGTTGGCAAAGGTCCAGTTGGTCCCGTTGCACCCGTAGGTCCCGTGCTTCCTGTAGGACCAGTAGGTCCTATGTCGCCAGTGGGTCCCGTGGGACCAGGAACTGTGCTATCCGCACCTGTTGGTCCAGTAGGACCTGTAACTCCTGTATTACCAGTTGGTCCAGTAGGACCAGCAACGGTAGAGTCTGCGCCTGTAGGACCTGTAGGTCCAGTTGGACCAGTACTACCAGTAGAACCTGTAGGTCCAATCACTGTACTGTCAGCACCAGTTGGTCCTGTAGGACCTGTAGGACCTGTAGGTCCCGTTATACCTTGGTCTCCTTGGATACCCTGCGGTCCAGTCGCTCCTGTGGGTCCAGTGACCCCTTGAATACCCTGGTCACCTTGCGGTCCCGTAGGACCTGTCTCACCCTGAGGTCCTGTTGGTCCCGTACTACCCGTAGCCCCAGTGGCACCAGTATCGCCTGTTGCCCCTTGTGGACCTGTCGGTCCTGTTGCGCCAGTATTACCAGTGATACCAGTAGGACCCGTAATGCCTTGGATACCTTGAATACCCTGGTCACCTTGCGGTCCCGTAGGACCTGTAAGACCCGTTGAACCAGTAGCACCAGTTGGTCCTGTTGGACCTGTCTGACCAGTTGGTCCTACTACAGTTGAGTCAGCACCTGTAGGACCTGTAGGTCCTGTAGGTCCTACTGTACCTTGAGGTCCCTGTTGATTAGAAACAATAACAACAGTTTCAGTTACACCGCTTTGACCAATAAGGTTAATGGCTTGGTCAATGGTTATGGTTGTATTCTCTTCAATAATTTCTTGACTTATTAAAAGTTCGTAATTAACTTCTTGAATTGTTACAGTAGTTGCTTGAACTTCTTCGTTTATAATTACCGTTACATCTGACATTATTGAGTAACCTCAGCAGATACAATGAAACGACCTTCTAATAAACGTGTCACCTCATCGCTAGGAGAGGTAAATTCAATATCATAAACCCATCTTCCAGAAGGAAGCGAAGTCATTTCAGTTGCTGAAACAGTTACTGAAACCTCACCAGAAGAGTTCATTGTTATGTCGCCATTAGTACTTGATAAGTTAAGCAAAGTTGTTGCAGAACTTGTTGACCGTCTAACCTGCATTGCAGCAGTGTACCCAGTAAAGTCCCAAGGAACACCATCTGTTTGAACAGTAAAGTTAAGATTAAAGGTAGCACCTTGTTCGGCTACAATGTTGTACTTACCACTCATTATTTATCCTTCAGGTGGAAATCAATGTGTTCGTTTAAACGGGTTTCAATTCTTGCTACGGTTTCTGATACATCTCTGAGGGAGCGTCCACCATTACTAGTGGGCTGGATAGGATGTGTCTGGTCTTTGATGTAAGCCTTCAATGGATTAACAATTAGGAACTTACCCAATGCGGCTATAATACCTAGGGCTAACGATACAACAGTTAACGACTCTAACAGTGTCATACTGTAAACACCTCGTAGCCAGCAGCCTCAAGGTCATCCTTCTCGGCTTCAGTTACTGTGTATTCGTGTCCACCTAGGTAGTAAACATCGGCAATATCTAAATCATCTTGCGATGGGTATTGCTCTTCGTACCACTGGTTGTCAATTTTGTAGACAGTAATACCACGCTTTAGCGTGTACCGCCAGAATAACCAGTGTCCACCTGCAGGACCTTGGTCCTCTGTGGGTGGTACGAATAGATAAGCCATTATGTTTTCCTTCTAGTTTAGAAACATAACCCCACCCCTAAGCCCGTTATATGACTTAGGAGTGAGATTAGTGTCGCTAATTAAGCAATGCTTGAAGCAGACTCAATGCGGAACAGCGCATCATTACGGTAGATAGCGTGTCCTAGAACACCGTACCAACCGATTGGACGCTGACGCATCAACTTGTCAACGACTGGACCGATAACCACGTGTGGTTCTTCGGCTACAGCCTCAGCAAGTGCTTGCTGTCCTGCAAGGAATGTTGCGTAGGTGTTGATGCTGTCTGCACCATTTGCAGCCTTGCGTAGACGAGGGGATTCAATGAAGTAAGCACCTTCAAAGTTTCCGATTTCGCCAGCCCAGATGTTGCTCTGTGCTGAGTACTCGTGTGGCAAACGCCAGTTGGCTGAACCACTTTCGGCACGAAGGTCGTGGGAAACTTCTGGGTGAATACCACACCAGTACATTGAACCCTTACGTCCGTTAGCCTTGTTGGTACGCAACTTAGCAACAGCCTTGCGGATGTCAGCAGCAGTGATTGTGTCATCTGCAGTGATACCTGAGGTTGTTGTTGCGGTTGTTGTTCCACCAGTTGCGTAAAGTACGTTAGTACCTGCAAGTAGTGCATCCTGTGCTAGTTCGTCAATGCTGTCAGCCATGTTGAATGCAATGATATTTGCAACAGCAGGGTCAACGTCAGCAAGAGATAGCAACTGCAACTTGCGAGTTACTACAGTTGCGTTACCGTACTCATTTAGAGTTACGTTAACGATGTCTGGAGTAGCAAGTGATACTGCTGCTGGGTCTACATCTTCTGAAAGGGCAGTCTTAGCAACAGCCATGTCGTTGTAGATTTGTAGCGCAACACTTGAACCAGGCATTGCCTGACGTGCTGGCTTCTTGTCTGCTACTGAACGTAGCAATGGGGTTGCACGTAGTTCAAATTCAACAAGGCGGTCGTACGCCTTCTGAACTAGACCTGCGGCGTTTGATGGAGTGAAAGCACCAACGTTGTTAGCGGAAGCGTAAGCGCCACCACCAAGACCACCGTTAGTTGCGGCACTACCACCTGATAAGCCTGTATTCGGCATAGTATATTTCCTTAGGGGTTAGATTGATTTGCGATTATTCAACGCCTTGGCTGTAGAGGAAGTTTAATAACTCCTCTGCAGAGCCAGCGTTATTCATGATGTTGAATGCATCATTAACATCATCTGGAGAAATAGCCCCAGATGTTACTGCATCTATTTGACGCAAAGCAGCAAAGTTTTCACTTTGTTCTGCTGATTGTTGTACAGGTGCAGCAACACCAAATAGTTCACCATTGTCAGTCAGCCAGTTACTGATGCTGTCCGAGGACATTTCAATATCTGCTGGAATGAATTTGGCAACCTTTGGGTTGACACCTTTCTCCGCCAAGACTTGGCTGATTGTTGCTTCCCGTTGGAACTTGCGCAATGCTTCCAATTCGGATTGCAACTCTTTGAGTTGTTTGTCTTTCGCACGTTCTGCACGGCGTACCTTCTTCAAAACGTCATCGCTATTGCGACCACGTGAAGAGGTTTCCTCTACATCATCGTCAAAGTCAAAGTCATCTTCGTCTAACCAGTCTTGATTATTGTTGCTCATCGCAACTATCTCCCTTACATTAGTTGTTGTTCGTACATGTCTCACTCCTACACAGGGGTATGTAGGCTGGTATGTACTACCGCTCTTTTACTCAGTGGGGGCGGTTAATCCACCGAGAGTTTTATGTTTGTTTCTTGCGACCTAGCGAACCAGTTGTAATTCCAGACTGTCCAGCAAACTGTGCACGTGCTTGTGAACGAAGTCTTCTGGCTTCAGTAGAAGTTTGACCAAGGACTGCTTCTTTTTCAGCCTGTTGAACAATGTTACTAGGTCCACCAAATATACGTGCAGCCTGACTTAAGCCAGTCTGTTCAGCAGCAACCTTACCAAAGGCTTCTTGTGCAGCCTTTCTACCAGTTAAAGAAGTTCCAAATCCACTAGCAACAAGTTGTTCATCGGTAAGACTTGTACGGAATCCTTGAGATAGACCAGCACCAGCAACTTGTGCTGCAGCAGCCTTCTTTTCAATCTCGTAAGTTCCATCTTTACCAAGCAATAAACCTTGTGCAAGGTCAGCCTTGTTTAAGGTTGGGAAACGTTCTGCCAAAGCCTTGCGAGTAGGCTCATCAGCAGAATCAATGGCACCGAATGCAGAATTAATACGTGACGCAGCCTCATCATAAGAAACCTCATTTAAGAAAAACTTTTTAATCTGATTAGCATTAGCAAGGTTGTCCATACCAGCAGACTTTAATAACTGTTTGTATTGGTTTTCTTGCTTTAAGTATTCAGCAACAGTCATACCCATTTCTGGGGCTTTCTTTTTTAGTTCCGTAACTGCAGAAAATCGGTCCTTGTATGACTGTGGCGCTTTATCATCCGCAAGGATTAAATCATAGAGCAGTGGGTCTCCTGATTGAATCTGACCTGAGTTAACAATAGGAGCAGCAATATTCCACAAGTCTTTAGCCCAAGAGTTTTCTGGAAGACTGACATTAATACCAGTAATGCTTCCAAAAATTTTAGCAAAAGTTTGACTATCGGTAGCCATTAAACACCATATCCTATAGAACGAGCAAGACCTAATGCGAATGAGGCTGCTTCTTGGTTAGCCTGAGCAGTGCTTCGGTAAGCAACGTTGTTGTTTTTAATGTTTTGAATAGTTTCAGAGGTATTTAATAACTTACCTTCTTTGAATGCGTAGGATTCAATATCCGAAATATTTACATCTGCTTGATTTAATTCAAGGGTTCTACTGTAAGCAGCAAGTTGCTCAGCAAGTAGGTCTTTAACTGTAACAGTTTCAGTAATATCATCGGCTAACATTTTGTACTTTAACTTAGCCTTATCTGCAAGAGTCTTTCGTATGTCATTGTCTGTGTCAGCCCCAGTTGTTAAAGCCTTTGCTAACTTTCCTCTTTCCGCAAGAGAAAGGTTAACGTCGTACATTTTTGCTAGTTCGCCAACTGCGGTTAGATTCTGTCCTGCAGCACCACCAAGATTTTCGTCTGCAAAGTTAATCTTGTTAAAGATATAGGTCTCTGCAAACTCTTCGGCATTCACGCCATCGGATGTTTGAACGTTATACCAGGTGCCACCAATTTTTTTCTTTTCATACTTGATTGGGGCTTTTTGTTGAGCCTTAACAAGGTCATCATAGAATTTTGAAAACTCAGTATCTGTTGATTTTTTAGATGTATACTTAAGGTTCATCACATCAAATATTGAACGTGCACTTTTTGGTCCAGTGATATTTAAACTCTTGTTTACTTCTGCATTACCACCACTACTACTACGAGTAGTTCCAGCACCAGGAGCAACGGGAGATGCACCATTTGCTTGCATATTTACTTGGAATGCAACCTGGTCTTGCCAGGTTACACCACGAGCATTTGCGGCTTCCATTGCTCTACCCATTGCGGCAAAGTCTGATTGCGTTCTTATGCCAGTTCCTGGAGTATCATTAGAATCATAAAACCCAGCATTGTATAATTGAATTTGTATTCTTGCTAAAGAAGCACCTTCAGGAATTTTTCCAAGTTCATTCTTAGCCATTACAGTTGGATTAGTGTAAATTTTTTGAGCACGGAATGTGTCAATGGTTGTCTTACCTGGCAGCGTTACTAATTGTGAGCCTTTACCGTCATCAACTGGGATACGCTTTACTCTAGGTGGAAGTTTAACTACTTTTTGTCCAATAACAAACTTGTCCTCGGTAGCATCAGGCATTATTTCTTTACCCATTACTAATCCTCTTCCCTGAGTTCTTGTGCAAGAACACGAATAAACATATTTTTAAAGTCATCATTATTTGCGCTTAATTGTTCTGCCATTACTCGCAAACGATAACGTGCTTCGGCATTATCTTGACCAGATAGTGATGGCTTATCACGGTCTGGGTAGTACAATCTGGATTGCTCAAGCCACTTATCACGTTCTGCAAAGTAAATTAACGCAACCTGACCAGCATCAGTGTTAGCAAACTCTGGCTTCTTTAGTGCTGACTGAATACGCATAATCTTTTGGTCACGAGCACCAACATTAATTGTTACTTCTGGCTCGTATCCCTGCAAGACATCAGACTTGTAAGCCTTCATCTGGTCATCAATCCAGTTAGCATCAAAGCCATTGTATACTGCTTCAATAGCCAACTGACCACGCATTGCTGTCATGGATAGACGGTCCGCTTCCTTTAATACTTCTTCTGGAGTTAAGCGGTCACCCTTGCCACGGCGTTCCATCGCCTTGCGGTACTCTGAAGAGAAGTCTCCACCAGTAAAGAAGTAAGGGATTACGTCTCCGTAAGCACCGAACAATGATGGGTTATTCTTTCCAAAGTTCCAAGCATCATCGTTTGCAAAGACTTGGTTCTTGTTATCGCTGAAACCAATAAGGACTGCGTTACGTCCCCATACTGCAGTGTACTCAGCCCATGCGGTTTCAAAGTTTCCATCATGTTGTTCAACAATTTTGTTGAAAGAATCAGCCATTTGCCACTGCATGAACGTATCGCCATTTTCGTTCTGTGCGTAGTATTCGTAAAGTGGTGTACCTGGTGATACGTTCTGTAACAATCCCTGCATTAAGTATGCAAAACGTGCACGACTTAGACCGTAACCTGCTAGGTCAGCCTGTAGTGCTGCACGGTCTTCAGGGGTTAAAGGTGTTCCATCGTAAAGAACTTTATACTTAGGGTTAGTTGTTGCTTCCCAAGCCATGATTGGCTTAGCGGTTTTACCGTAAGCCTTTTCATCTTCAACCAATGCAGCAGCAATCTTTTGAATCCATGCTGGTAGGAAGCCAATGTACTTACCTTCTGATGTACCATATGGCGCAATCATCTGAGCAATTACATCAGGTACCTTGTTTTGAATCTCATTATCTAGAGAACCATATGCCATGTTCCATACGGTACCAAAACCTGGAAGAATACCTAGGTCACTATCCGCAAGTTCAGCACCAGAAAACGCAAGGTTCAACGACTTAAGTGGAATAGCAACGTCTGCTGTTTCTGGATTGCCACGCAGACCAAACAATGTACGTAAGTATCCACTCAAAGGGACAGTAAATACTTTATCTCCATACTGGTTATTCCAAATAAATCCCTGCATTGGGTCATGCGGTGTACCAGTAAAGTCGTATATTGCAGAAGTTTCTTCGCTTAATAAGTTCTGATACAACCTAGTTGCAGGAGCAACACGAGTAGCAAGACGGCTAGGATTTGTTCCTAGTTGCGACCACTTGCGGATGGTATTAGCCCAGGCGTTAACAAATGGAAGAACTAACTGTGCTGCATAGGTAAGGTTATTCTTTTGAGTTGCGTCATAGAACAAAGATGCAATTCTATTAGCAGCCTTATCTCGTGCATAGGCATCAATATCTTTAACTGTTAATCTACCAACACCATCTTTAGATGCTTGGATAATATCGTTAAATGCAGGATTAAGTTCGGTCCAAGGCTGGTAAGTGATAACACCATCTTCACCTTCTATTGCGACCCTAGTCTTCTTGATGTCTTCGGCATTTTTTAATACGCTTCTGGCTGCTTCTCTTGACATAATAGGAGCCATTTCAGCAACGGCTTCCCAGTATGCAATGCGATACTCTGGACCATATACGGTTCTAACTTCAACACGTGCTGCTTGACGGAAGAAAGCGTCTGCGAATGCGTTGTAACTCTTGAAGTTCTCACGTTTCCTAGTTTCCATGCCCTTTGAATGTGGCATGAATAGGCTAGATGCGTTTGTCTTTGCTACATCATCAGCAATTAATTGGTTTTTAATTATGTTGGTAAGTTTACGGTGGTTCTTTATGTAGTCATTGCTCATTTCAAAGACTACACGTTCTTGAATGGTGGATGCACCGTCTACAAGTGCTTCTTTTCTTTCAACAACTTTACCAGTTGATATAAACTCACGTAATTCTGTAATGCCTAGAGTTTCATCTGATATTTCACGAGCGTAAGAGCGTGATGTATTTCCAAAAAGTAAGGTTCGGATACCATTGTCCATTGAAAACAATTTTTGTAACTGTGGTTCTGCTTTACCTAGGATATCAATTTGTCTCTTGAATGCACCATCACGAATAGCCTGGATTAATGCTTCTTCGTAGGTCATGCGATTTTCTTTTACTGCCTTGGCTAGTCCCTTTGGCAATGTATCTACGTTATTAACGGCGATTGCTCTTTTAATTGGGTCAGCATGATGCTGTAGTAGTCGTGATGCCACCGCTTCTGCATACTCTTGAGCGTTTCTTGGGGTGCCATTCTTTGCAATATCTAATTTAATTAAGTTGTACTCACCACTGCGCTGGGCAGCACGTACGTTTTGTGCTTCAAGTGAGTATCCACGTTCTGCCATGACATTAACAAATGAATCATGGAACGCTTGAGTATCATCAGCGACAAAGCGCTCTGCACCCATAAATGCTTTTCCGTTTATGTCAACAAGATAAGGGTCTTTGGCTGCAGCCTTTTTTACGATTGCTTTTGCAGACTCTGGATTGGACATAATTAGCGCAGTAAATTTAACTGGATTAGTAAATAGTCCTATGCCACCAGCAAGAAACATACGTATTTGCATTTCTGCAACGTTACGTATCTCGTAAGATACACGACCAACAAGAAGAACGCTACGCAAGAAGCCATCAGTTACACTACGAGTAAATCTTGTAGCAGCAAATGTGGCACGCTCTGCCATTCTTGAATCCTTGGCAATAATATTGTCAACTGAACGTGATGTACGTGCCATGATGCCAGTTAATTCACGAACTGCATAAACATTTGGTAGTGAAATTTCATTAGCAAGTTGAGTAATTGAAGTTGGCAGGTCAGTTAAATCAAACTTAACACCATCAATAATTATTCGGTTTCCTACTACGTCACCTATTGCTTGTGATGTGTATTCTTTAGCACCAGTTGAAGCGGTGTCATAAGCCGTTGTATAGTCTGTTAGTTTTTCTAAAATTTTTGGGCTAATGTTTTGTTGCTTGGCGTACATTTGAACTGTATCATCAAGCATACCTGTAATTACACGCTGACGATTTGTAAAATCTAGTTCGTCTACATTAACAATGTTATCTATAACTTTATCAATATCATCAACATTGTAACGAGCGGCAATCATCCACCTGCGTACTTCTTCAACAAGTTTATTTGTGTCATCAAGTTTGATGCTCATTTGTGTTGGCATTCTAGTTCCAAGGAACTTTAAAGCCTGACCAAATTTTGTTAAATTTTGCACAGAAGACTTTGGCTTCATGATGAAGTTAGGGTTAGAGTTAACTACGTAACGACCAATGGCTGTACGTGGCATTGCTGTATTAACATCTATGCCAATACGACCAAGAAGTAAGACCTCAACTTCATCTACAGTTTTCGCTGCGGCAAGTTCTTTAGCAAGGTCTGCGTCAAAGTTATTCTTTGACAAGCGCATAATCTGTGAAGGAGATTCAGTTTCAGCAATACGCTGAAGAACAATATCTGCATTCTTTCCAAAAATCCACTCAATGGCTTTTTCTTTATTTACTTTGTAGCCATCAGAAGCCTGAAGAAGACCAGCACGTTCTTCCATAATAAAGCGTTGCTTTGCTTCTGGAGTGCCAATCTCTTGAACTTCTTTGTACTTTTGTGCAAGATTGTCTGTTGCCTGTTGTAGTGCAGACTTTTTAAGTTCTAAAGTATCACGAACTTTTTTAAATCTTGTAACGTATATACCATCAAGTGCAGTATTGATTTGGTCATCAACAGACTTAATTTCCTGCTTAAGATACTTAAGTGAATCTGCCTTGGACATTGGAGTTCCAGTGGCAGGGTCAAGCACCACACCAGTAGCGAGAACTTTCTGGTCTTCAACCTTTTGCAATAACGATGTTTTAGTTTCGTTTAACTGTGTTAAGCCAGAACGTGCAATAGCGGCTTGTACAGCCTTAGGTTGCTCTGCAACAGTTCCCTCAGTAATTGCATTGTTAAGAATATTTCTTTGCTCTGCAATTTTTGCATACACTTCATCAAGTTCTGCTGCTGCAGACTTTTGATTTTCTAGTGCTTCAAGAGCCTCACGACTTGGTAGGTTAGCACGATAAGTTGCAATTTCTTCTGCTACATCTGCAGTTGCTTTTGCAACCCCTCCAGCAGTTGTTGCTCCACGTAGATTTTCAGTTGCTTTTTTTGCAGAACGAATTGCTGCTGCTTTGCCACCAATAATACTTGGGTCAAGTCTAACAGCAAAAAATCCGTCAATAATTCCAGAGATAATTTTGTATGCAGTATCTTCTGGGTCAAGAGTTGTTAGTGCGGAAATTGTGCCACGACCAGGAGTGTAGAAGTATTCCTGCCCAGTCTTTGCAGAACGAACACGTGCTACACGTGATGTTAACGCTTCCTTGGTTTGATACGCTTCACCACTTGGAATAAATCCAGTTCCAATATCTAAACCTTCAACCGTGTTTTGATACAGTGTTGTGTTTTTGTAAATACGTGTGAAGTCACTTGCATCTTCTCCACCGACTATAACGTTATCTGGGTCGGTAAGTGAATTAATGCCCTTTTCATCTAGGTTTGCATAACCGTCAATCTGACGAATAACGTTTACGGCGGCTTCGTAGCCTGAAAACAAAGGTGTTAAAAAAGTACGTGATGTACGTTTAATTGCAGCAAACCATGCAGCATCTTCTTTGTCTTGCTCAGTTGCAGTATCTTCGTCTTTGTTTAAACCTTTTAGGTATTCATTGTAGTCAATGTTATTAACTTGACCATCTTTGCTTTCCCATGGCTTACTAGACATAGATTCGTTAAGGATTGTCTGAAGACGTGATGCTGCACCTACTGCATCGCCAGATGTTCCACTCTTGGCAAGACTTAAAGCAATGTCTGGGTTCTGTGGAAAACTATCTGCGTAACGTGACAAGATAACTGGCAAGTCTGTCTGCGAGTAAATCTTTTTGTACTGGTCAATTAATTCTTCCTGAGAATACTGTCGTGTCTCAAAAGGATTGTTACCGCTTGGCTTCCAGTCCTCATAGGTGAATAAAGTACCCTTTGGCTGAAAAAGACTTTTTTTCTTTTTAGCCACTAGCGACCTTCGTTCTCTAGGGCATTAAGAAGTACACGAAGAGATTCATTGGGGTATAAAGCATAGGCTGCACGAATTTGTGCTGCAGTGTCATCAATCTGAACTGGCATTGCAGTTGGGTAGTTGCTACCTGCGCCAAAAGGCATACCTGCAGTAATTGGTTCCTCTGGTCGTTGAGTTGGGTCAAACAACCCAGCCATAGGCTGTGGTGCTGCAGGAGCAGTGGCAGAAACTTGTGGTGATGGCATGGAAGGAGTTGGGTTTCCTTGCATAGGTGCTGAACTTTGCATTTCCGCTAGAGCCTTACGTTCACCATAGACACCATCTGCTGCTATGTTCTTCATGCCTTGCGTTGGTCCGCCATCAGTACGGCGAGAAAGTTTACCTGGACCCGATACTGGAGCAGGATTGGCTGGCTTGCGATATCCACCTCTTGCCATGATTATCCTCTTTCAACTATCTGGATTTTTCCACCAGTATTAATATCAAATTTTTTAGCAATGTTCATTGCTTCTGGAATGGTTGCACCTTGAGCAAGGGCACCAAGTGCGTACGCTGCGCCAGTTCCTATGCCATACAAACCAGTATTGGTTTCTAGTACCGCATAATTACCAGCAACATGAAATACTCTCCCGTTGAAACCAACTAGGAAAACAAAGTCTTCATCTTCTTTTAAAGTAATGCCAGCATCTTCATGTTGCTTACGCATCTCTGGAATAAACTTTGACACCATAAAGGTGTAGTGTTCTGTTCCGTCATAGTATGGTGGCTCCCAGCCGTACAAGATAACATCACAGCATCGTGAGTTACCTGCACCAGCCATAACATAGTCACCAACTTCAACAACCTTCTTCATACTCTTGTGCATGTATGGTCGTTCAGTATCAGTTACTTGTGCATCTGCTGCAAATGTAAAGTTCTTACCCTTTTTGATGGCAATGATTGTTGTCATTATCCACCTAGTCTGGCTAAGATTTCCTGAATGTTTACTGGAGGGGTTGCTCCAGGCTGGGCTTCTACAGGAGCACCACCCATAGTTGCGGATGCCTGTGCTTCAACTGGAGCCTCCACACCTGGAGCGGACTGTGGTGGGATTCCTACGCCTGGTGTACCTGGGATTCCTGGAATCTCTGGTGCTGGTGGTTGCTCAGGTGTTGGCTCTGGTTCTGGGGCTTTGAAAGCCTCCATAACAGAATCTTCCACACTCTTACCACCACGGCGGTTTTCAATCGTCTGAGCAATCTTCATGACAATGTCTGAAGGGTCTTGACCCTGAGCAGCCATTTGTGGGATTGCTTGTGACGTTGCGCTTAGTGCTCCCATTAATGCACTACGCATTTTTTCAATGTCAATGCGTTCAATCTCCTTGGATACATTTACGTTCCAAGGTAGTTCCTGCATGACGAACTCTTGTGAAATTAGGTCTGCCTGTAAAGCCTGAAGGCTAAAGATAAGGGCACGAGATGGGTCAAGACCTGACATAAGACCATAGCGTACATTTACGCTGTAGTCGCTCTTAATGTCTTTTTCTGGGCTGTACTTAAGAATGTAAGGTGCACCGTTGTAAGTCATCTGTGTTGACTTTTCACCAGCGAATAACTTCTCGTCCATCTCCATGGCTAGTGCCATGACATCCTGCAATGTTTCCGCAAGGATTTGCTGACCAGCCTTGATTTGGGAATCAAAGCCACCAAGAAGTGCCTGAACACCAGAACCCGTAATTACGGATGCATTTACGCTACCTGAGCGACCTTCTGGGTAACGAGCACCCATGCGCATTTCTTGCTCAAGAATCTGTTGTTCTTGGAAGGCACCCATAGGAATTTCTAGACCAACACGGCGAACACCCTGTGGGTTTGCAGTACGCATAACTGCATCAGGACCGAATGCAAACTCTTGCATATCCTGTGGTACAACCATAGGTGCATTAACTGATTTTTCAGCAGCATCCATGGCAAGAAGGCTAAAGCGAGCACGAGCAATCTGTGCCCAGATGACATCATCAAACTGACCACGTGGGTCTTCGGTGTCAATGCCTGGACGCTTAGCAATACGCACACTTAGTTTACCTAGTGGGTTCTTTGCCTTGCGCAGGGGAAGGTTTCCTCGCTGTGGGAGGAACAGGATTACCTGGTCTTTGTCTTCGTAGCGAATCAAATCAAGTAGAGTGCCGAGGTCAATATCTCTGCGGTCATCTCCACCAAGGATTTGGCGTTCGTACTCTGGGAACTCTACAAGTAGTTCACCAATGGACTTTAGGTAACGCTTGCTATATGAAACACATCGTCCGTAGCGGTCATATTCTGGGTAAGCACCCAATGGGTTTTCTACACGAATGCGTGGCATACGAGCCTCAAAGTCAGGCTCTACAACAAACGGCAGGAAGGCATATGTGTTATACCAGTCTGCGCCTGTATACATCTGGGTTTGTAACCCAGAAAATTCAACGTAGTTGTTGACAATCATGGAACGCAAGTCAGCGTTCTTCTTTGCCCTGTCAGATGTTACGTCAGGTGTCTGACAATTAAACGATGGCAGTGGAGCCAATACTTCAGCCAAGTCACGAGCAACAACGTCAACGAAGTTGGCAATCATCGGCTTGTTCATGCCCTCTGGGAACATGTCTGGGTATACCGATACCATGTCACCACGGCGTACAGCAGTGATATCAGCCATACGCTGGTCACGTACTGAGTATCGCTGGCGTAGGTAAAGTACCTTGTCAGCGACCTGTTCCATTGAGAGTGCCATGAATATCCTTAAAGATAAGTTGTAAATTGTTCCATTGCTAAATCGTCAAGATTAACAACTGCTTGCTGTGCCATCTGTCGTTGAGTAACAAAGCGGCTAGTTGCGTGCCAGATTTGATTCCCAGAGTGCTGAATCATTTCTTTGGCTTTAATCTCGCAGAACCACAGAGCCATTACAACGTCTGTAGGGTTACGAGTTCCAGGCTTCCAAGTAATCAACTGATTGATTAGAGCCTTGATACCCTCGTGGTACTGAGGGTCTGGTAGTTCAATGAGGTTATCTCGGTTGTGCTTGTTACTTGTCATGGTACCAAACAAGCCCTGCATAGCAGCCACACCGAAGTCAGTGTCCCACTTATTCTTACCAGTGAAGTGACTGGAGAACCGTACGCCCTTATTAGCCAGATACTGGCGGAACTCTTCGTCCACCTCGTACATCTTCTGGTGGGCGTTGATTTCAATACGCAGTTCTACTGGGCGGTAGGTGTTAATCCAGTCTTCAATGATTGCACGAATCTTGCCAGGTGTTGGGTCTGACATATTGTAGGCATCTAGGACTAGACGCTTACCAGACTGACGGTCAATCGCATAAACAACTAGCGCAGTCTTTCCTGCCATAGCAGGGTCCATACCAATTAAGGTTACCCATTGTCCGTCTCGTGGATGTCCAGCCGCTCCCATG